GGTACCATTCAGCCTTCTGGACATCCTCTGCTCCGCCCTTGTGCTTATACCGCCACAGGTACTTGAAAGCATTACACAGGCAGAAGTTCCCAACTGCATCAGCTCCAAAGGCAATCTCCATAACGTCGATACACTCAAGGGATGCCTGGCTCTCATAGTGGGCAGGGTGGTTAATGTTGTCAGCTTCGGGCTTTTTCGGTTCCCAATTGTCTCCCTTCCAGCAATCTCTGCAGGGGTTCTCCATTACCAGCTTGGCTTCATGGGCGCAGGTATCACAGTCTTTTCTCTGTTCCATTACTCTTCCTCCCTCGGCTTAAATTGGCCGTGTAATACTGATTTTATGCACAGGATTGCTTCTCTCCATCCGTCTGCTCTATTTGGGCTTCCGGGGAACCTGTGGTCCCCCTCACCCATTTTCCGGTCCAGTATCTCCTGCAGTCTGTTATATTCCTCTTTTGTCATCACTCTTCCTCCCACCAGTCATCCTAATTTCCGCAGAACCATCGCCCTCGCATGATTCCATTTGATACCCCATGCCTGCGCCGAAGCATTATAGCGGTTTTTGAATCCGACAAAATCCGCCGTCTCCCGTCCGCTTGCCAGAATGGTCGTGCGGATTGTCGCTTTCGTCTTGCCGGTCGCCTGCATGATGTCTTCCAGCGATTCACCCGCGTCATACATACGCAGTATCTGGATTGCGCCGGTTGAATAGGTGTAAGCGTTATCCCTCATAGCCATCCCCTTTCCAGTCATCACGCTCAGAAGCTGCGGAAGTCAGGGCAATGCTCATGATTACTGTGAAACTTCCTGTCAGAATACCAATTACGAAAACAATGAAATATCCCATTACTTAATCTCCTTTAAACGTTCTCTCCATACTTTTTCAATAAGCTGCATCCGCGCAATAATAAGATACTTGCCACAATCGCCATGCTTATCGGCAAAATCTTCTCCAATCTGGGTAACGCGCGACCAATATTCATCTTCGTGTCCATGCCGGTCGAGACTTTTGCGCCACCGTCTGTACCAGGTATCAGCCTGATCCCGGATGGCGTCTTCCTGATTTCGCAGTTCAAGTAATTCATCCAATATAGTCCTCCAGGGCCAGCGCGGCTTCTTCCCATCCTTTTGCGACTACGACCTTGTAGCCAAGCTCATCCAGTACCGCTATCCATTTTTTCTGCACCATGCTGAGTCGGCCTGTCTTTGTCTTCATCTCGATAAACATTCCATGATAACCATTCATCGGGACCGGGTAGAACAGATCCGGGACGCCTGCCTTGACCCCCATCTGCCTGTTCCTTATCATCCATCCCTGGCCGCCTACCGATTCGTTTGGTATGTGGAACAGGTACTGAAATTCCGGTCTCGCACGGCACCACTGTATCAACTGCTTCTGTTCCTGTGATTCTGTCATTTTTCCTCCGCGCCATCTATAGCACTTGTATCGGGTCACCCCTACGGGGGAAATTAATCCCCGTAAGGGGTAACACGAATCAAGTGATGGTTCTTTTATCTCTCCCAAGTGCCAGTGACTATATATATAAGGGTTTTGTCACTCGGCACTCGGGACCCAGCTGCTTCTGGCGCCTGCCGACTTGCGTTTGTACCACTTACCGCAGTAGCAGATTTCGTCATCCGAGCGCAAGTGTACGACTTTGGCGCCGCCGATTGTCGCCACTTCGTAATCAGAGCTTTTTGAGAATTTCTTTTTGGCATTGTCCTCTGAGATACCGATTGCCTCCAGGCTGACCGCCGTGTCCGTACTGATTCCAAGCAGTTCCTCCGTTATCTGGAACCAGTCTGTTTTAGAGACCTGTTCTTCACCGATTCCCCTGCCGGCCGCGCCTGATTCGTTATAAGATGCGGCTTTTAAGAATCCTTCTTCGTCTGAAACATGTATGGGATAGTCAAACCAGACACGGAACGGAGGCGCAGGAGCAAATTCGCGGAACGTTCCTGATACTTCCCATCCCGTCAGGATATCTCCCGCATCAGGATGGAGCTTTCTGTACTTGTCTGTGAATCCTTCTGTTTTTAACTCCCGCATGTCCAGTATCGCGTCAGGGTCACGGGCGAATACTCCAGACCCGGAAGAGCGGTCTGCGGCATTGGCGTATTTACCAGACGCGCCCTTCGAATGATGGTGACAGTAAATCACGGACGCCTGCAGCTCTGAGGCAATCTGATCAAAATACGAACAGAACCTGCTCATCTCGGTGGCGTTGTTTTCGTCACCTGTTATTACCTTATATATGGGGTCAATAATGATGGCGCTATATCCGCGGTCTTTGAATCTGCGGATTACTATCGGGGCAAGCCTGTTCATCGGCACGGATTTTCCTCTCAGGTTCCAGATTGTGATATTGGAGAGATTATCGGGGTTCAACCCACGCCGGTCATAAATATCTTTAAACCGCCTAAGACAGGACGGCGCGTCAAGCTCCAGATTGATATAACAGACCTTTCCTTTCCTGCATCTGGAACCTAACCAGTCCGCACCTTCCGCAATAGAAATAGCCAGGTTGATTAACAGGAAAGATTTTCCAGCCTTGCTCGGACCCGCCAGAAGCAGTTTGTGTCCGACTCGCAGGATTCCCGGTATTAGTTCCGGCTTCAACGGCGGAAGTTCCTGCCATACATCCATTAGGCTTATATCCGCCGGTAAATCGTCTGCTTCTGCCTGTCTCCATTCGATCCATGCGTCATACGATTCAGCGCCGATATTTCTGGCTACGATATACTGCCATTTACCCGCGCGCCTGACTCCGGGCAGTCTGGAGAACCTTGATTCGTTTTTGTCCTGTTCGTCAGGATTTAGGCCGGACCGCTTGCAAAATTCATACAGTTCACGAACACGGACTCTGTACTGTTGGGCGTTTTCCGCATCGACTTTCACAATGGCATGAAGCGATTTTCCACCTGAATGGATCAGAAACTTAATCGGCAGATTCATGGCCTTAAACAGGCTGTACTGCTTCTCTATGCTGTCTGTATCGGATTCCACAAGGCAGTACCGCCACCTGGTAACGTTGTGGTTGTTCTCGCCTTTGCCGTCTAATGGATTAAATCTGACATAGGCGCCGGCTTGTTCGTTCACGGTCCCGATTGCTCTTTCAATCGTGCCGGTTCTGAGCCTTTCGATAATATCGCCCGCTGTCCGTCTGTATGTGGTATTGCGCGGCTTCCACTTGCCGTCCTTATCCTGATAAAAGTCCACACAGTAACCGACAAAATCATCATCCGTGAACAGTTCCCGGAAGTATTCGCGCATTTCCCCCTGCGGATCGTATCCTACGGGAACAGGCGGTATCTTTTCCTGGCTGATAAATGACGGGTCAACGATGTTCTCATCAAGCAGGAGATTGTGCAGGTCGTAATGTTCCGTATCGCGTTCCGGCATATATCCGTATCTTGCCGCTATATGATGGAGTGTCCCACCTGTTACCTCTGACCGTTGGAACGATTTCCATTTTCGTTCGCATTCACCCACTTTGTATTTGGAGCCGTTACTGCTCCATCCGTCCCATACAGATACGTCCGCGCCTTCCTGTTTCAAGGCCATTCCGACTTTTAGCCATTCATCATAATCGCAGTCTGGCGGGATAGCATTTAGCATGTTGTAATCAATCATGTAGCCTCCATTTCTTCCAGCCGACCGCCGCAAGCGCGCCTATCTTCTTGCTGGCCTGTTCGAATGTCCAGTCAATCGGTTCGTATCCAAACGACCGAAGCAGCTTGACCTGCTTAATGGTAGCCATACGTTTCTGGCTTCGTTTAATAAGCCTGTCCATAAGCGCGCTGGCATATCCTTTCGTGATCCCGTCCGCATCGATTCCGAATTTCTCAAGCGCCTCGACCTGTTTCTGCGTTGCTTCGGCTTCTTCCCATTTAAACGTGGGTTCATAATCAGCAAGGCCGACATCGTCAATAAGCGAAAAGACTTCAAGCGGGTCAATGAGTTTCGATTTCTTTCTGGACTGTTTCGCAAGTTCTCTTGCCAGTGCGGTCCGTCTTGCCTCTTCCGCATCGGAAACAGCCTCGAACAAGTCTATTTCTTCGTTCTTCGATTCTCTGACAACTGTTTCCACGTCCTGAATGTTATCGGCTACAAGCGTTGCAGGTCTGCAAAGATTGTGTTTTCCGCAGAGCCATAAGAAATCCAGAATCAGCAGATTGTCTTTGCCTGGATAAAGCCTTGTTCCCCTGCCTATCATCTGGCAGTAAAGCGACCTGACCTTTGTGGGCCTTAACACGACCACGCAGTCACAGGACGGGCAATCCCAGCCTTCCGTAAGCAACATCGCATTACACAGGACCGCTCCCGGCCCGGCACCGTCGAACCATTCCAGAATTTCTTTTCTGTCGGGGCTGTTGCCGTTGACTTCTCTTGCTCCGGGAATCATCTCCGTCAGTTCTTTTGCGATTGCGACAAGCGGACAGAATACTACGGTTTTTCTTGCGCTCGCTTCAATTTGGATCGCTTTCGCAATCTGCGGCAGATATGGTTCCAGATTCTCCGCGATTGAATCCAGTGCAAAATCTCCAACCCTGACTCTTACCTTGCTCATATCAATTTGAAGCGGTATAGTTTTGGCATTGATCTTGCAAAGATATCCTTCCTTGACGGCGGTTCTTAACCTGTATTCGTAAGCGATTCCATCAAAATACCTTGCCAGGCTTTTTTTATCGCCCCGATCAGGCGTTGCTGTAACGCCCAGAACCTTCGCGTCCGGAAGCTGTTTCAGTATCCGCTGATAGGAATCTGATATAGCATGATGTGCTTCGTCTATGATGACGGTATCGAACATTCCGTGATAGCTGCGTCGGCACATCGTCTGTACGGATCCAACGGTAATACGCCTGATTTCGTTTTCATCGGCTTTTATCTTTCCGGGCTTTTCCCCGAACATGGCAAAGTATTTGTCTCTCGCCTGTTCAATCAGTTCGTCCCGATGCGCCAGTATCAGCGTCCGTCCCGGTCTTTGATTTGCCACCGTGTTGAACACGACCGTTTTGCCGCATCCCGTAGGAAGGACCAGCAGCTCTCTTTGCCAGTCCTCCCAATGAGAATTAATCTGCTCGATGGCCTCAACCTGATACGGTCTTAACTTAACCATTGAGCCAGTCATCATCCGGCACCTCAGCAATATAGGTCTGCCATGCGTCATCGTTTGACGTTACCGCAGGGGCCTTTGAAGGAGGATAAAAGGTCTGTACGTTGTTGTACTGGTTCCCTCTGGTACTGGTTCCCGTCGTGATATTGCAGATACCTGTCATACCGTCAATCTTGTCTACATTG